AAGACTTAGTTGGATTCGATCCGTTCGAAGTCCAAGACTCAATCGTAGAACTCGTACCCACGGAGGAAACGGTAGCACCATGAAGCAGAAACTTAGCCCAGAAGATCTGGACGCACGCCTCAAGTTTGTCGTTGGTTGTGTCCTTGCAGGAGTCCTTACCCTGACAACTGCTGGCGTTTTGTACGCCCTTGTGTTTGTCACCCAACCCATCGGGGCACAAGCAGAGAACGACAAGATGTTCTTTGGTGTGCTCTCCAGCGTAGCCACTTTCATCACTGGTACACTGGCTGGCTTAATGATCTCTACTGGTCGCAATAAGCAAGAAGATACCGTTAACGAGGAGTCAAGCAATGGGTAAAGTCGCTTGGGATTACATCAAGCCTGTCGTACTGCCGAAAGACCTGAAAGGAGTCACCCCTGGAAAACTGTCAGACAACCTGCTCAAGCCAATCCCTGGCGGAGGAAAACTCCACTGGCTCGCAGCCGCAGCATGGCTCGCAATGGTCGAAGCCGCAAAGGCAGACGGAGTCGAACTCAAGCCCACAAGTGCTGGGGATACCTACCGTACATACGAGTCGCAATTGGTTGGTTTTAAGCAACGCTACCAACTTGAACCGATTGACGGAGCGAGTACTCGCACGTTCGAAGGAAAGAAGTGGTTCCTAAAGAAGGGTAATGCCCCACTGGCTGCACCAGGTAGTAGCCAGCATAACCTCGGGATTGCCTGCGATGTGGCTAATGCTGCAGAGCCAAAGCGTATCCAGTGGTTGATCGATAACGTTGCAAACTTTGGCTGGTCGTGGGAAGTTGTTCCTGAAGAGCCGTGGCACATTCGTTACGTTTGTGGCGACAACCCGCCTCCCGCTGTTCGTGCATACATGGAAAAGAACGGCATTGCCGCACCTGCTCCTGCTGCAAAAGACCCTGAGATTGTGAAGTTGCAAGAAGCCCTCAAGGCCAAGAACTTCTACAAGGGCGACATTACAGGAGTTAAGGACGATTCAACGGATGCTGCAATTAAGGCATTCAAGGTTGCCAACAAACTTCCTGCAGACAGCGTGCCTGGTCCGAAAGTCAAGGAACTGCTCGGCATCAAATAATTGACACGCCTACCTCGGTAGGTTACGGTACACAACCTCATCTACAAAAGGTGTTAATATGAAGACACGTGATATTGACATCATTCTCTACTACCTACGCAAGGTCTATGTCGGACAGACAGAGGCTGAAGAGTTGTTCAGAGTGATGGACGTATTGGACAAAGAGAAGCAGAAACTGGCGAAGAAACATGTCAAAAAGCAATCTGATCAGTGATCTCACTGCGCCTGCACCAGCCCCTGCCAAGCAGTGTGGCATCCAGAAGATTAGGCAGGCCATGAGCGAAGAAGAACGGCTGGCTTTGGATACTGCCGTTGAACACATCCGTGAGAAGAACAATTCCCCACGGACCATTCAGACCAGTGGATACACCTACAAGTGGCTCACTGACGTCTTGATTAAACACGAATACGACGTTACTCTCCGCATGGTAGAGAAACATACAAGAAGGATGTGTGGTTGCGATGACGCTTGATAAAGAACTCCAGATGGGTCCTCCCCCGTCATCCAAGGAAGTGCTTGGCAAACTTGCTGACTTGTTTGAACGACAAGGCATTAATGTTGATGAGGTTGGCAAAATCAGCAGGGTTTCTCTGTACCAGAGCCTTACAAAGAATGAGGAAGGTGAAGCAGAGATTCACGACCTTGCTGGCGTTCAGTTCCAGTTCTCTCCTAAGTGGGAGTCTGGTCCTGAGTGGCCTGTTATTCAGCAGGGTCCTGCAGTCAAGTTGCCCACTCCAAAAGTAAAGACGAAGAAGGCAACAAACTTCAAGACTGCGGTAGTCCCACCTGATATTCAGATTGGGTACTACAGGAATCGTGATGGCTCTCTTGAGCCAACCCATGACGAAAAGGCATTGGACGTTGCCATTCGTTTGATTGAGGAACTACAACCAGAAAGCATTATCTGTGTGGGTGACAACCTTGACCTACCAGAGATGGGTAAGTACCTCACCACCCCTGCGTACCAGCAAACAACTCAGGCTGCAATTGACCGTGCCACGTTGTTCTGTGCTCAGATGCGTGCTGCTGCACCAGACGCTCGTATCGTTTGGCTTGCAGGAAACCATGAAGAACGTATGCCTAAGTACCTGTTGACCAATGCCATGGCTGCATACGGTCTGCGTAAGGGCAACACCCCAGAGTCTTGGCCTGTGCTGAGCGTTCCCTACCTGTGCCGTATGGATGAGTTTGGTGTTGAGTATCGTCCTGGGTATCCAGCATCTGATTACTGGATCAATGAGAAGTTGCGTGTTATCCACGGTGACCGTGTGAAGTCCAGTGGCTCTACTGCCCACGTATACTTGAACAATGAAAAGACCAGTGTCATCTACGGACACATCCATCGCATTGAGACTGCCTTCAAGACTCGTGAGGACTTTGATGGTCCACGCACCATCATGGCGGCATCTCCTGGATGTCTTGCTCGTATTGACGGGGCTATTCCTTCTACTAAGGGCGGAGTAGATCTTGACGGTCGTCCCCTTACTCGCCACGAGAACTGGCAGCAGGGTATCGGCGTGGTTACTTACGAAGATGACGGAAATCACAGATTTACGTATGACGTTGTGCCTATTTACAACGGATGGGCGTTGTATCATGGCAAGGAATTCGTTGCGGAATAATGACCACTATCGTTGGTGTTCAAGGTGATGGATTCGCTGTAATCTGCGCCGACTCTCGCATCTCATCTATTGATGGTGGGGGCTTGGCTCAAATAGGAACACTTCGAGAAGGATCGAGCAAGGTATCTGCTAATGGAAAATATCTACTTGGCGCTGCAGGAGATGTACGGGCCATCAACATTATTCACCACGTATTCCAACCGCCGACGCCGCCACCGAACCTCAAAGGCAAGAAACTTGACCAGTTCTTTACGGCGAAATTCATACCAGCACTTAGGGAATGTTTTGACGCACAAGGGTATTCAATCCCAGACCGTGACGACAAAGAGCACATTGCAGAGCACGGCTCAGTAATCCTTGTAGCAATCAACGGAGCCATCTACATTGTGGATGGTGATTATTCTTGGGCATCAGAGGCAAACAGCGTCTATGCCATTGGCTCAGGCTCTTCATACGCCCTTGGCGCTATGCATGTGCTGACCCATAACAAGAAACAAACTGTGCAACAGGCAAAGACTCATGCGCTGAAAGCCTTGGCTGTCAGTGCTAAGTTTGACCCTCATACGGGACCCCCGTATCACACGTACGTTCAGGAGTACGAAACAACTAGAAAAACCCGTAAGCCTGTATAATCGGGTATCCCTACAACAGGAGACTACATGTCAAACCTTAAGACAGCCCATCAGGACGCAGCACTCAAGGGTGTCGCTCTTGGCATTCTGACCTACGCAGCAACCAAGTACGGTATTGCTGACGAGGCCGTTGCCGTCGCCATCCCCGTGGTTGCTATCGCCTTGTCGTGGGTCTCGACCAAGATCGGTGACAAGAACACCGCTCTTCTTTTGAACCTGGCTCAGAAGGCAATTGAGCAGGCACCTGCCAAGAAAGCCCCAGCCAAGAAAGCCCCAGCAAAAAAGAAGTAATATCTAGGTATTCATTCTTTTTACAGAGGTGTAGCGAATGCCTATTGATTTTTGGTCACCGTCCTATCGGGCAGCATCTAGCGATCTAACTGTTGCTATCAGTCCCCTTGGGTTGGTTGAACTTGCAGACGAAGAGTTTGAGGTTCATGGACCAAGACTCAATAGGTATTCCTCTGCCTGGGCTTGGTACCTAGGACACCACTGGTCGCACCGTCGTGAGATGGGCGACAACAACATCACGATGAACTACGTCCGAACCATGTCGGACTTCATCACGAACTTCTGTTTTGGTAAGGGAATCCAGTTCAAGGTTCCAGAGCAAAACCAGGCAATCATTCCACGACTTCTGCATGAGGTGTGGGATAACCACAACAACAAGCATTACCTGCTGTGGCAGATGGGTCAATTAGCGTCGGTTACTGGAGACTGCTTTGTTAAAGTTGCGTTTGACGAACCATATGTTGATCCTGCTGGTATGGTTCATAACGGCAGGGTTCGGGTGCTTCCTCTTAACCCAGCCCACTGCTTTCCCGAATACCACCCCCACGACCGTGAGCGTCTCCTCCGCTTCAAACTCAAGTATCGCTTCTGGGGAACTTCGCCCGAAGGTACTCGTCAGGTCTACACCTTTACGGAGATTCTGACTGACAGCACCGTCCAACAGTTCATCAACGACGAACTAGTTGACGAGTACGAGAACCCATTGGGCATGGTTCCTGTCGTCCACATCCCGAACATTACAATCTCTTCATCGCCGTGGGGTCAGTCGGACATCTGGGACATCATCCAGTTGAACCGTGAACTCAACGAAAAGATGACTGAAGTCTCAGACATCATCAACTACCACGCCGCCCCTGTCACGATCATCACGGGTGCCAAGGCTTCGCAACTTGAGCGTGGTCCAAAGAAGGTGTGGGCTGGTCTGCCGAAGGATGCACAGGTGTTTAACCTTGAGTCCCGTGGCGAGATGTCTGGTGCCCTTGAGTACATCCAATTCATCAAGCGCTCTATGCATGAGATTACTGGCGTACCTGAGACTGCCCTCGGTCAGTTCCAGCCAGTGTCCAACACGTCTGGTGTTGCTCTGGCTATTCAGTACCAGCCGTTGATGAACCGCTACCAGATGAAGAAGGTTCACTTTACCAACGGACTTGAGAAGTTGAACGAAATCATCATCCGTACGGCAGCAGTCTTTATGCCTGAACTGTTGGTCTACGATCCGTCTCAGTCGGCTATGCCTGAGCCTGACCAGTTGACAGAGTTGGACCCCAACGATCCAAACACCTACAAGACGACTATCCACTGGCCTGAGCCGTTGCCTGTGGATGCCCTCATCAAACTGAACGAGATTCAGTCCAAGATGGCACTCGGTCTTGAATCTAAGCGTGGGGCATTGAAGGCTCTTGGCGAAGAGTTCCCGAACGAGAAGATGATTGAGATCTTTGAAGAACTCAGAGATGATGCCCTTGACCAGGGTGCGCTTGATATGTTGCGTGCGCAAATCGGTCAAGCGGTCATGTTGGCTACAGGGCTCCTCCCAGATGGTGGCGGTGTCACACCCGTCTCCGCTGGAGGTGCTAATGTAACTAGTGCAGGAAACCCCTCAGGGGGTGGAGTGCTTCCAGGAACTGCGGTACCACCCGTGGAAATGGAATTGATGAATCAAATGACTAGCAGAGCATACGGAGCAAGGTTCGCCCAGCGCCGTGTACCTGATGAGGACAACTAAACGTTTCTATAAATCAAGTCAGTAGTTGCTAAACAACACAGGAGAAAATCATGGCAAAGCAACCAAGTAATGATGAAGTTGTCGTCCCCGTGGAGGCAGTTGAAGCCTTCCACGCTGAGGCAGACACAGTAGCCCCTAAGGGCAGGGTCTTCACCGAAACTGAGGTGGAACAGATCCGTAAGCAGGAAAAGGAAAAACTCTACAAGCGTCTTGAGGATGCTGAGGGTCGTACCAAGGGCATGGAAGAGCAGTTGAAGATCCTTGCTGACGAGCGTGAGAAGGCTATCAAGGAAGCCCAGGAAAATGCTCGTAAGGAAGAGGAAGTTCGTCGCCAGCGTGAGTTTGAAGAACTCAGCGCCAAGGAACTTCTCCGCCGTGCAGAGGACGAATTCAACACCAAGATTGCAAACGTCGACGCAGAGTGGCAACAGAAACTCAGTCAGATTGAGCAGCAGCGTCAGGCAGACGCAGCCCTGCTTGAGAAGGAGCGCATGCTTCGTGACCTCGAGACCTATCGCCAGCGTCGTATTCACGAATCGCAGGAGGAAATCATTCCTGAGTTGATTGATCTCGTTGCTGGAAACACTCCAGAAGAGATCGATGCCTCTGTGGAAGTCCTCCGTCAGCGGAGTGCTGCTATAATCAGTAGCATCCAGCAAGCGACTCAACAGAGTCGTGTTAAGGGTGCGGCGGTAACGTCGCCATCCGTTGGGCCAATGGAAACTCAGACGGAATACCAAACGTTGAATGCGGACGACATCCGAAATATGACGATGGACCAGTATGTTAAAATGCGAGACAGGCTTTTAAGTTCACGACCTAAAGGTCGATTCTAACAACCCCATCCCTAATTACGGAGGAAATCCAACATGGCCTTTCCAGCCCCAACAGGTGGTGCCATCACTGGTGCAGGACTCACGTCGGTAACGACGACGGGTTACTCAAGTGACGCAACACTCTCCCCAGCAATTCAGCAGATCTGGTCCAAGGAAATCTTGTTCCAGGCAATGCCAGTTCTTCGCTTCGAGCAGTTCGCTGTCAAGAAGACGGAACTCGGTGTCCAGCCAGGTCTCACCATCAACTTCATGCGTTACAGCAACCTCACGGTTGACGAGAGCGCAGGAGCAACCCTGACTGAAGGTGTTCGCATGGAGCCAGTCGCTCTGTCGGCATCGCAGATTCAGATCACGGTTGGCGAACAGGGTCAGGCCCTCGCCGTCACCGAACTGCTCCTCAACGCATCGTTCGATGACGTGATGGCTTCGTCCAGCCGACTCCTCGGTCGTCACATGGCACAGTCCATGGACATCCAGGCTCGTAACACGCTCTACCAGAGCGCAGTTCCGTTTGCTGGTGGCGCTGCAGTTCCGCCGTCGGTTGTGTTTGGTCGCAACCCAGCCTCGACTCGTGACGCTCTGTCGCCGTACAACAACGGTACGCTCGGCACCGCCTCGAACCCTGGCTACCTCTCGCCTGCAACCATCAAGGACGCAGTTGAGATTCTCGCTGGTCAGAACATCCCACGTCTCGGTGACACCTACGTCTGCTTCGTTCACCCGTCGCAGGCTCGTGCCCTCCGTGACTGGCCTGAGTTCATCGAAGTCACGAAGTACGCCGCTCCTGGCAACTTCATGCTCGGTGAAATCGGTCGTATCTACGACGTCGTGTTCATTGAGACCACGCAGGTCAAGCAGGGTCAGGGCCCCGCTGACATCGATAGCGCTTCGGCTGGCACGCAGGCTCCTGCTGCTACGTCGTACAGCGCCATCATGATCGGTGACAACGCCTTCGGTCATGCAGTCGCTCTGCCAGTCGAACTCCGTGACGGTGGCGTCATTGACTTCGGTCGTGAGCACGGGTTGGCTTGGTACGCAATCTGGGGCTTCGGAATGATCACCCATGAGAGCCGTGTCGTCCTGAACACTAAGGGCGGCGCAATCGCCTGATAAAGGCATGTAAGATTGGGGGGTGGTCAAGCCGAACTTGATCGCCCCCTAATCATTTCTAACACTAGGAGAATAAAATGGCAACAAGAAAGAAAGTAATCACTGAATTCGTTGAACAGGACGAAGTCCTCTACGTTCAGGATCTTCCTGAGGCAGAGGTGCTTGAGGCAACGACTCGTACCGACCAGGTAAGTGCCCGTGTTAAGGGCAGTTGGACGATGTTCTGGGGACAGACTTCCTGGAACTTCCAAGACGGTCAGCGTTACAAGTTGCCCCGTGACCTGTTCGAGTATCTGAAGCAGGCAGGAAACATCTACGACACCCTCTGAGGTCTAAATGCCAGGATTGACAGTACCCAACGCAAGCGAGTACGGAGTAACAATCCAGAGCCTTGATCAAGCAGAACCAGATTCGCTTGACTTTCAGATCTTAGGTAACCACAACTACGGTGTTCTCACTGGTTGTGGAATCACTGTCTATTCCGCTGGTAACGGAAGCGCAGACATCGCCGCTGGTGAGTTCTTTATCAACAGCGAGTACGGCACCATTGCTGCAGGAAGTTTGAGTTTTACTGCGGCAGCCGCTGATGCACGGTTTGACATCGTGGTCATTGAGAAGTCTGGCGCTTCTTTTATCTTCAATACGGTCGTGGGAACGACGGACTCAACGAACCCCATATTCCCGACCATTGCCTCAAACCAACTTCCCCTGTACGCCCTGTACAGGAAGTCTGGTGTTACCTTTAACAGTAACAGCGTTGTTGATAAGCGCAAGTTCCTCAACATCTCTCATCGTACGGGCACTGCTGTACCAACTACCGCAGCAGACCCTGGCGATATCTATGTCCGTACTGGGGCTACTTTGGATGTCAACCAGTCCTCTATGTACGTGTACGTCGATGGCTCCTGGCAGAACATCGCTAAGTACCAGCAGGTTGACGAAGGTCTTAACCCGTTCTTGCTTGTAGGGCTGTGAGCGAGGAAGCGCTCCTCCCTACCCCTAGCGGTACTGTTGCAGACATTACACGAGTTCGTCGTGTAAGCATTGGTCGTTTCCGTGAACAGCAACCAGCAATGGGGCAGGAACTGCAAGACACTGTTCCTGGCTCTGGTTCTGGTGATCAGTAATAAAGTAAACTTGTAGCATGCATTACGTCCCTCCCGTAGATATCCTTGAGAAGGTTACGACCATTGCTAGGAACTTTCTTCGTGACTACCCCAAGTTCTTTCAGGTCTCTTTCGATGCTGTTGGGCGTACATATGAGTTGGGCAACCCAAACATCAAAGCAGATGGTCTTTGGGTGGCACGTTATTCTGGGGCTAACCCTGTAGAAATTACTACAGACACAACGGCTTCTGCCTATTACTCTTTGGACGCACGTAGCGGAATCCTGCGCTTTAACACCACGCCACCTGCAAACTCCAAGATCCTCATTGAAGGGTACTACTACGAGTGGGTTCTCCCCTCTGACCTAGAGTTCTACGCTCAGCACGCTATCCACCAGCACATCTATAACCTCGATGTTCCGCCCGAGAACATGACAGATATCATCATTGACACCATTGGTATGGCTGCCGTGGTGGAGACGCTGTGGGCTTTGATGTCCGAGTTCAGCCGTGACATTGACGTTATGACCTCAGAGTCCGTGCACATTCCTGCCAGCCAGCGCTTTAGGATGGTGCAGAGTCTCCTTGAGTATTGGCAGCGTGCCTACTCTGAACAGGCTAAGGCTCTCAATATTGGTCTCAACCGCATCGAGATTCTCAATCTTCGCCGTGTCTCCCGTACTACTGGCTACCTTGTTCCAATCTACAAGCAGCGTGAACTGGGTGACTACAAGCCTGTCGAGCGCATCTTCCCAGAGATTGGGGAGGGTACTATCCCGTTGGAGAACGAGGAAGAGCCGTTGCGTGAGGATGTCTTTATTGAGTTGGAGCCACAGCAGGGGTATTCCACCACGGCAATCATGGGGTACTAGCCTATGGATGCACGTAGAGAACTCTCTCTAATCCGCAAAAACTACAAGCAATACCACCGCCATGTAGGTGAGTTTATTACTTGGTTTGAGTTTGTGGACTTTGGTCCGTCAGGCAGTTCTATTGACGACGTCTACGACGAGGGCCCCGAAGGAGCAGGTGGCAAGATCTACAAGGAGGGGATTGTTGTCCCAGTCCTCATGGTCACTGAAACTGAAGACACCAAGCGAGCCATCCCAGAAGGTCGCCAGCCAGTTCAGGTTACAAACATTGTAATGTCCATTGAGGACATGCGTACCGCTGGAGTTACCGATCCGTTTGAGTACCAACGCCACTTGAACGACATGTTCTTTTATGACGCTCGCTACTACGGTGTCAGCATGTACCGAGTGCGTGGTCGTGCAAAAGACGACGTGCTTGTTGTCGTCGAAGGTCTTGAAGTTTACGTTGACCAAGAAATGGTAAACGATCCAGGTCCTGAGTCAATGTCGATTCAGGACTACCCTTGGCCCACAACCCTGCCTAGCCTTACCTGATAAACTTTAATTACTTGACGAGCGTCAAGTAATACAACGCCCAGAACTAAGGAGTGCCTATGGCAGGCAAACCATACACGAGTATGCCCTCTAGTTCTGCACCCATTATTTCAGGGGTTCCTTCCCCCATTCTGTTCTACGGTGATCTGGTACTTAATCTCCAAGACTACGTTGAAGACATCATTAACAAAGCACTTATTACTGAAGAAAAGGCAGCCAAGAAGAGCCTGTCTACCAGAGATGAAGCCTATAAGAAACTAAATAAAGATTTTAAAGTTACTTACGAATCATCTAACGAATCCATCGTCTATGGCGTATCAGGGGCGGCTGCTGCAGAAGCACGGTCTTTAGAGTACGGTCCCCCTGGTAGGTCACTACTTCGCCATGAAGCCCTTGAAGGATCTAAGCGTCTGTCTTCTGACCTTAACAAGCGCTTTGACAAACTGACAGGAAGGGATGTCCTGTGAGGACTGGTTTCCTGCTGGCTGAGGACGAAGCCGTTAAGGTTCGCTTCTCCAACTTTACAGTTACTGATGACCGTAATGCCGCTCGACCAGTCAAGGTATTCTTTCGCTACCCAGAATCTGAGACTGAGCGTGAGTATCCATTTATCACTATTGAGTTGATTGACGTTCTGCACTCCACTGAGCGCCAGCACTCAGACCACACCCTGTATATCGATACCACTACGGATACTCGATTTGATGACCACCCTGGGTTTGTTGATTACTGGCCCAGCGAAGAGGACGTTATCTCCGCATCTACTAGCGCCAATGCCTCTGCCCACTTCCTTCGGGCAGACAGTTTTATCCCAGTAGACCTCTTGTATCAGGTGTCTATCTACACTCGGTCAGCCCTACATGACAGGCAGTTGACCTCCAGGATTTTGTCCAAAGTTACTCCGATCAGGTTTAACTCCATCTACATACCTGCTGACGGAACTACTCGTCGGTTTGACATGCTGGACTGGACAAATGCCGACCTTCTGGATATGGAATCGGGCTACCGAAAGCGCATATTCCGTAAGGTCCTCACTCTCAAAATGTCAGCAGAGATCACCCACCAGGAACTGGCGGCTCTGAGTGGCACACAATCCGTCTCCACAGTTAGTAGTACAATTGCATCTCAAACTTATGTTTTCAACTAGTTACCCCTTTAACCCCTCAACATCACAGGAGTAAACGATGGCTTACGAGCGCCCAGGAGTTTACGTACAAGAAAGTGCGTTTACGACGAACACTCAAACGGTTGCTGGTCCTACCGCTGCCGCATTCATTGGTCTTGCAGAGCGTGGCCCGACCACGCCAACCGCAGTCACCTCATGGAACCAGTACAAGTCTTTGTTTGGAGACTTGAACAACACCTACGATCTTGGCTACGCTGTCTACCACTACTTTGCAAACGGTGGTCAGACTGCATACGTCACCCGTGTTGTTGACGCTACTGCAGTCAAGGCACAGGCCACGCTCAACGCAACTCCGACTGGTGGCTCTGCCGCTCCGTTGGTTTCGTTTGTTGCTAAGTCCCCTGGTACTTGGGCAAACACTGTCAGCGTTAACTTGACCTTCCAGGAAGAGACGTTGGTTACTCCGACGACTGCTCCGAAGGCAACCCTCAACTCGTTGTTTAGTGTTTCGGTTACTCTGAACGGAACCGAAGTTGAGAGTTGGCCTGGTCTGTCGTTTGACCCGTCGAGCACTCGCTACGTCACCACGATTCTTGATCTGTACTCCTCGTACGTCAACAGCGCAAGCGTTGCAACGATTGCAAGTGGTACGGAACTGACGGTCACTGGTGTTAGCACCCCGACCTACTCGACCCCAGTCGCTTTGTCTGGTGGTTCGGAGGGCGGTGGCGCTATCGATTCCACCGATTGGGCAACTGCTCTTACGGCACACACGACCATCACTTCTGGTCTGTTGTTTAACCTCGTTGGTCAGACATCTTCGACCATCATCAACAACGCCATTTCGGTTATGGCAACCCGTGGAAACTCGCTGCTGATTGTGGACACTCCGCTGACCGCAACCACCGCAGCAGACTTCCAGAGCGCCGTTGCCTCGTACACCCAGTCTGGTTATGCAGCCGTTTACGGTCCTGCACTCAAGATGTACGACCCGAAGAAGACTGGTGCTGCAGCAATTCGTAACACCTACCCAGGTGGTGCTGTTGCTGGCGCTTACGTCCGTTCTGAGGTTGCTCGTGGAGTCTCGAAGGCTCCTGCTGGCTACAGCCTCGATATCCGCAACGTCTACGGTCTGGTTGCAACCCTGACCGAGGCAGAGCAGGGATCGCTGTACAAGAACCAGCAGATCAACCTGTTCACGGTCGTTCCTGGTGTTGGTGTCATCATCAATGGTGCCCGTACCCAGGCTCGTAACACCTCGGAGAAGTACGTGACGGTTCGCCGCACCATGAACTACCTCAAGGATGTCCTCAAGCAGCGTACCCAGTTTGCTCTGTTTGAGCCAAACGATGAGCGTCTCTGGTCGTCAATCACTGTCCGACTCTCGGCACTGCTGAACACCTTCTGGGCTGGCGGCGGTCTCAAGGGAACGACTGCAAGCGAGGCTTTCTATATCGTTTGCGATTCCACTAACAACACGGCACTCGATATTGAAAACGGGGTTGTAAACATTGAGGTTGGCGTTGCCCTGCAGTCGCCTGCCGAATTCATCGTTATCACCATTAGCCAATGGGCTGGTGGTTCCACCGTTAGCACCAACGCCTAGGGAGTAAACAATGGCTAAAACACAACGTACCGATCCGCTCCGTAACTTTAAGTTTACGGTTCAATTCATTCCGCTGGACACTGCTCTCACCAACCTCCTCGTCGGTGTTGGCGATCTGGGGTTTGCCCAGATGGGTGGTCTGTCCGTGCAGAACGAACTCATTGCTTACCGTGAAGGTGGCATGAACACCCACCCGCACAAGATGGTTGGGCAGTCAGACTTCCCCGCTGTGTCATTTGCTCGTGGCGCTTTTGCTACGCAGGACCAGTTGTGGAACTGGCAGAAGTTCATGCACTCGTGGATTAACGGTGGAGTGAACGGCTTTGCTGGTGGTGCCAACGGTGGAGAAGATGGTGCAAACTATCGTTGCAACATCCTCGTCAAGGTCTATGACCACCCGTACACGATGCCAGACGCTAAGTACGCTTACGACAGCGGCCTGACGGAGAACTCAAACTTGAAGCCTGGTAATGTCAAGTTGGCTTTCAAGTTGTTCAATGCATGGCCTGGTGCTTACGGTCTCAGCGACCTCAACGCTGGTGACAACGGCATCATGATTCAGCAGTTGAATATCCACCACGAGGGCTTCCATGTAGCATGGACGGCGGCAGACATCCAGGCGCTTGCTACTGCAAACTAAATAATTCAATACATAACTAGGAGTAAAAATGGTTTCACAATCGGATGCAATGGCAGTCAATGCCGCTATCGCTGACCCAGTACCACGTATTAAGGATGCCCCTGTTACAACTGTCCAGTTGTTTCAGGGCATCTTTAATTCTAAGACCAACAACTGGGAAACCCTTGCCACTGTAAATGAACTTACTGGTGAGGATGAGGAAGCACTCGCTGCTTTGGATTCCGACGATGACATCCTGTACGCAGAGTACATGTCAGTTCTTCTCAAGCGCAGTGTTGAGTCTATTGGTGACATCAAGGTTAAAGAGAATCCTGAGATCATTGACCAATTGATTATTGGAGATAGAGACACTCTGTTCTTGGCGACTGTTCGTGCTACTTACGGTGAAAACCGTGAATACGTTATGAACTGCCCACATTGCAAGAAGTCAAACGACGTTCTTATTGAACTGTCTGAATTCAATAGCAAGCCTATGAAGAAGGCAGTTGACGAAGACCTAAAAGTTACTTTGCGTAATGGCA